TCCGATCTGTTGCACCAATGTTTGTGTAATCTGGTGCGCCTTGTGCAGCAGCACGAATAACACGCTCTCCAACGTTGACCTTTTCGATCTCCATTGTATTAGCACGCATTGTAACTTTACGACCATCTTTAGCGAGAACTGTTGCATCCCACACATAGTCGATGAAGCGACGAGCCTGCTCTGGTGCTAGAATACCACCTGCAGCACCTGTTGGTGTTACTGCATTTGCTCCAGATGTTGATCCGAATGCTGCAGTTGCAGTGTTACCAAGTTGTGATCCTACAGACGCTGCTGCAGAGTCCAAACCAGTTGCACTACCTACACCACCAGAAACGAATGAGCCTTGAGAGTTAATCTCTGCGCCTGCTCCGCCTGACCCTGGATAGTTTTTTTCTAGGTCTTTATTTTGTTCCGACATTATTTTCACCTCCTAGTGATTTTTACTTTATTTAAATAGGTCGGTTGATGTGAGGAAACGACCGCCCCATAGGGATTTCTGAACTTTTGAAGGTTCAAACTGCACGATCTCGCCTAGATCGCCAGACTTGCGGAAAGCGGTGTCTTGTTCTACAAGATCTACACGCTTACCAAACTCATAAAAAGAACCCTTAACATTGTTTACTTCACCAGATACGGCTTTAACCTCACCTGATACATTGTCAAGAGACTTATTCAATGCAACAACTTGCTCGTGAAGAGACTTAACGGTTGCTGCTAGATCGCCAAAGGCATTTGTAAGAGAATTCTTAATTTCTGCAACTGCCTCAACAATTGCTTCATCAGATTTTGCTACAAGATTTTCTGTTGTAGCAACTTCTCCCTCTTCTGTTTTTACTTCAGAAGAATCTGCACCACCATCATCTGATTTAGCAAGAGCAAGTTCTTCAACTACTGCTGCTTCTTCAGCGACTGCAGGAGTTTCTGTTGTTTCTGCAACTACTTCTTTAGTTGCTTCTGCAGTAACTTCTGCTGGCTGTGCCTCTGGAGCGACCTGTACTTCTTCAACTGCAGTTTCGATTACTGCCTCTGTTGTTTCAGTCATAGGACTAACCTCCTTTGTAATCTTAATTGTACTAATGCCTTTAGCACTATCAACTAAGAACTTTATCATTTCTGTATTGTTTTTATCTCCCTTTTCAATAAAGCCAATATTTTGCATTGCTTTACCAGATGTAGGGCTTATTTCATTTTCAGAATCTGAAACCATTACAATACCCGATTCTGAATCCCAAAAAACATTTTCTATTTCTGCTTTTGATAAATATCCACCAACAATGTTTTGACCATTAACTTTTTCAATAGATACAATATTTGCAAACTGATTTGCTGGATTATCAACTAATGATAATTCATATAGGTCATATTCTTTAATAATTCTAATGCTTTTCTTTAAATTATCGTTATATGCGTCATCCCAATTTTTAATATTTCCACCAATAGAAAAACCTTTATATGTTCCATCTAATACTTTTTCCCATGCATCCTGTGCACCTTTTGAAACATAGGCTGAGACATACACACCACTATAAAATTTTCTATCATTTGGATCAAAATATTTGTCTTCTTTAAAAGAAACAATCTTTCCTACAGCACTTGGCTGGTGCATTTCACGAAGGTTACCTCTGAAATTTTTAAATGCCTCAATGCTAGACTCGGTTGTTACAATATCGCCCTGTCTATCAACATTATCAAGGGTAGCAAATCCAGATACCATACGGCGCTCTACATCTACCTTGCCAATAGGCATTGATAGACGAACACTGTCGCCATTAGTTTCCCAATGTGCTTTATTTATTAACATATCGTTATCCATTATACCAAACATTTTAACAGTTATCTCAGTTATTGAGACGATCTGCCTTCACCTTGTGGATTACGACCAGATATGGTAGTTGTAGAATCTGAGTTATTATTTACTCGTTCTGCATCTCTTTCTCTGTTACCCGCTAAATTTGCTCTAGCATCAGTTGATTGTCTTGGAGACATAACAAATGGCTCATCGCCATCTGGTCTTTGTGGCAAGTCTAACTTTTCACGAGCCTCATTTGGAGTCATAACCTGTGTTTTTACATATCTTTCAATAATCTGAGATTGAGCAATTTCGTCAGTTAATGTTAACTCGTTAAACTTAAGTTCAAGAATATCGGTTTTTTCTCTAATAATTTTGTTAACAACCTTTTCAAGGTGTTTTTGTGCTGGACGAGATACCTGCTCTTTAAAAGTCCGATCTTGAGATAATGCAGCAGCAATACCTGAATCAGCACCACCAAGTTTAGAAATAGGAACTTGATGGGCAATAAGAATATCATCTCTATTCTGCTTACGATACTCTTTAAATGATCCATCTTGGACACCATTTTCAATTGGCTCCATTTTAAACTCAACCTTATTGTTTTCTGTATCTCCAGGAAGAGGGATATAAAGGGTTCTATGAGACTGAGATTTAAGTCCAGTCTGTAAGAATCTAAACATTTTGTCTTCTCCATCTGATGATAACTTTGCACCCTTAAGCGTAACAATGTATCTTGGAACAGCCTTATTTTCAAAGTAGTCTATGTTATATTGTGATGCAAGTTGATCTCCAATTAAAGAAGGCATTGCTGCAACAATATCTGGAATACCATAAAATGTATTTAATGGAGAGTATTCTTTATAATGAATAATCTCGTTTGGGCGTGGATCAGCAGTCATTGGGTTTACGTTTTTTGCTCCAAAGTTTCTAAAATAAACTACTGAATTTCCAATAATTTGAACAAACCCATCGTGTAAACGACGTACACGAACTGTTGTTGCTGGAATATGACCAAGATAGCCAATTTCACCAGTGACGGTTCTACCTACTTCAAGAAAGCCATTACCCGTAGCCTGAACATCTGTATAAAATTTTTCCATTGTTTTTGTAAATGAATCATCATCATTAAGATTTTCTAGCCAGTCTTTTAATTCAAGTTTCATTCTTTCAATACGATTTCGAGCACGATCTACCGCTGATTGATCTTCATTCATTTCAAACCTTAACATTGTTCTATCTGCAATATCAAAACGGTATCCAAGACCAACAACGTTTTCTACTTTAGCATCAATAGCAGCATGGTTAGCAAAGGATGTGTCATAGAAGTTGGCTAACTCATACATATTGTATGGAGGAGTAATTACGTCAAATATTCCGTAGCCATTTCTATATACCGTGCCAGGATTGATTTGTTTTGAATTTGCATCTACTCCAGATGGAGTTGCGTTAGCAGAATCAAGATATTCATTTGTAGCAAAATTCATTGCCTTTGTTACATTTCGTGCAGTTTTTCTACGAAAGTTTTGTTCTAGTCCAGAAAAATCTTTTAGTTGATCCCAAGATTTATTAAAAGGATCTTGTAAACTAAAAAGATTATCATCTTTTTCTTGGGTATTTAACCCAACTCTTACATATTCATCACTCATCGCTACCATACTTATCATAGGTTTGTCGTGCTGCTACCCAAGCACCATGATCATTCATGGAAGGAATTAAACCATTCTTCATTCTATCTAGTTGTTCAGAATGCTCTTCCTCGCTAATTCTTGTAAGTCCAGGTACAAATACTGCTTTACCTTCTCCATCGTCACCGTAATGTATAGCAACTTTTTTTAATTCTGCAATCTTAGATATATCTCCACGTTGGGCAGGTATGTTTAATATGCTACCTTCTCCATCTGTAAACCAAGAACCATTAGACTTTTTGTACACGTATAAGCCCCAATTGTAGTCTTTTTCTATTACTTTGCGTCGGACGTTGCCAACTTTTTTAAGAATTTCGTTATCCATAACCATAAGTATAGCAGATTATACTGGAAATCCTACATTTCCATACCAAGAAACCTCAGAATATATTTTTATTTTGTCTTTATTAAACAAAAACCCCTCTTCATCGTCAAAAATAATCTTATTTGTTCCAATATAAGAGTTGTATATGTCAAGGGGATTAATTCCATAAAATTCTGATGAAGAAAGAACCAAGACGCCATCCCAGGTATAGTTATTTAGCCAATAAGACCAGTCATAATATGTTGACCCGTCTACCGTAAGTACCTTAAACCATGGTCTATTTATACTGCTTTGAATTTCTTTAATGCTATTTGCTTGATAAAATGCAACATTGTTATAGACAAAAGGACCAGATAGTCTTATAGAGCCTAGGTACGAACTAAATTCTATAGAAGTTAAAAATGAAATTCCTATGGATGTCCACTCTTTAATATTTATAACTGGATCATTAACAATATTTCCGTTTACATAAAATGCTATACCGTTATAAGAAACATTATCTTCTCCAGCAACTGCATAGATTTTTCCACGTTTTCCGTCTGCGCTATTAGAAACAACAAAAAGTTTTATCCTGCTATCCTTGTAGTCTACTTCTAATAGTTTAACTGGTGTGCTGCTGAATGTATCTTGGTCATACCTAGTCCAAAATTGCATAGCACTTACTCTATAGTCGGTTGCCAGTTCTGAATTAATTGGCATTGATATACCACGGTCAACTAGTGTATCAAAGGTATCACGAACCTCAATTCCAGAATTTCTTGTTAAATATAAGTATGGGGTACTTCCTTTATAAATGCTAAAAGGGTTTTTAGATTTATAATCATAATAAAATCCTGATCTTTTATATGGAAATATGTCAATGCCAAACCTTGTTCCAATTGGATTAAAAGAGTTATTACTTAATGCCTGAGAAGCAAGTTCAAGTCTATTTAAAGATATTGTCTTATTTAGCGTTGACCTAGAATTAAAATTAATGTGATAAACAATTGCCAAGTCATTAAAGTCTACAGATTTTGGGAAATATATAAGCGTGTTGTCTAATACTTCAAATTTTGTGGTTTCCCAATTGTTATATTCTTCAATATCAATTATTTTTTCTTTATTTATTTGTTGGGTCGTTGTAAAATTATTTTCAAATAAATTTGCTCCATCCAAGATGTACTGAAGAGTTATATACGAATAGATATCTGTATCTGTTTCGTAATATGGATAGGCATTAGCATTTAATAGTTTTGATGGAGACGGGTACCCAAGATTAAACTGTAAAAAATCTAAATCATAATAATCTTCTCCTGCAGAATTTTTAACATATTTACCAAAATACGATAATGGTAAATAGTCTTCCCAGTATCCAGAAACACCTATGTCTAAGAAGTATTTAGAGTAATCTTCATTTGGTAATAACGTATAACTTGCTGTATGGTCAATTAAGGCTATTGCATTTTCTTCTTCAAATACTCCACTAACCGATAGATCATCAAAAATAGCAATTCCGTTAGAATTAAAATAATCGGAAATTGAAAGTGAATTTAAACTTGTTGAAAATCCAACTGTATAAATTTTACCAGTAAAGGTATTAAGTGGGTCTTCGTCCCCACCTATATAAATTTTAAGACTACTTTGATTTCCAAAGAAAGAAGCAACTTGCTGACCAAAACTGCTAGATATTGTATCAATTTGTATTCCAACTGAAAATAACTGATTTGATTCTAATAATTCTGTTGTATACAGTTCATCTTCTTGTCCATCAATAGATAGTAAATATTTTACAATATCTTCTTCTTGTGTAATAATAAAATAATCTTTAGTTAAATTATTGTAAATCTTTATCAATGTTTGTGGTTGTACTGCTGGACCAGATCCTGGACCTATGTCAGAAGTACTAAATACCCCATATATTGTTTTTACCTGATCATTTGTTATATTTAATTTATCAAAATTAAAATAACAGTGTTCTGAAACCCAACTTTCATTTGGTCTAAACGTTATAAATTTATTTGGAACTAATTCTCCAGAAGGGACTTCTTGTATATCTTGATTATCTAAATATAAATTATTTAAAGTTTTACTTTCTAAAAATATTTCTGGCAAGGAATACTCAGGAACACTTAAAGAAGTATTTGTTGCTAATAGGTTGTCAAATGTTCCCTGTTGCCACTGGGCAAAATTAGGATATGTATAGTTTACTGCATACTTAGAAAATGGATAATCAATAAAGGCAGCGGTTCCACCATATGCAGAATTTATACCTTCTGGAGAAAGAACTCCTTGACCATAAACCCATCTTCTTTTTGCTACAGTTGTTGGTATTTGATATGAATATATTGCAAAACAATCTATCTCTGCTGGAAAGGTATCATCATAGCAGTAAAACCCAAGCCAGTCTTGGTTTTTTCCATTCTCATCTAACTCATCTGGCAGATCTAAACTTCCTGTATCTATATTGAAAGATATTACTTCTTCTCCATTAATTAAAACACTTGCAGAATTTCTAATTAACCTAATATGAATTATCATTGGTCTATACCATTCGCCAACAAAATATGACTCAAAATTATTACCAATAACTAAAGTTATAGAATCATTTTTAACATATAGCCCATCTGTAGAATTTATTGGACCAAAAATTCTTTTTGATGTTAATGTATCAGAACTAAGTCTCGCCCAAAACTCAACAGTATAATCATTATATTGACCAGATTTATTTAAGAATCCCTTGCCTGGAATTATTAAGGATGGTTTATCATTTCCTGGAAACAATTTAGTTAGCCCAGATGCCCCGTATACTAATGGGATGCTAGTATTCCTTGCTAGCAATGCGTTATCATCAACAATATAGTATCCAGGATTAGAAGAAATTCCATATGTAACTGCCTCAACAACATCTGTTGATGGTAATGAAATGTTATTTGAAATTAATTCTGGAGTAATTCCTAAAGAAATTGAGTTGAACTCTTCACTCCACTGACCAATGGTCATTCCATTTAAATACATATTGTATTCTCCAGGAACTCCGCCTTCTATAGTATTAATCTTAAATATAAGTCTTAGGTTAGCATTTACATTTGGAATAGTAAATGTTTGTGATATGTGTGACCATCTTTGATAAAAAGAAATTGTATACTGTTTTAATTCTTGAACTATTGTAGATGTTACTGGATCTGTGTATTCGTATCCAAGAGAAATAGATAGCATATATGGAGTATTAACGTAAAAATAAGTTCCAATAGAAAATGTTTGTAAGTCGGCATTCATGTCTTGAAAATTTAAAATATTTGGACTTTTGCAGGTTATTTCTTGATATTGTGATGATGGAACAGTTCCTTGAATTAATGAGCAATTACTATTTGGAAATGGTTTATTATCTATTGCTGACCCAGAAGATGCTGTTGCGTTTGTTAGTGTCCAGCCGCTAGTTAAATTTCTATCACTTTCATCAATTAGGGTTATGTAGTCTAACTTGTCATCTAATGCCCATAGAGAGAGTGGATGCTCTGAAAAAATTTTTTCTGCATATAAATTAGATGGGTTAGACATATTTCTCCTATACCCTTATTATAGCAGGGTGAAGGTTAGTATAATTTAATCTCACATGCGTCTGTTGAGCAATACTTTTCAGACTCAGCGTCTAGATTATCTTTTCCATCATAAATTGCAGACCAGTCTATTTTTCCTATTGTTCCCACATAAGAATTATATTCTTCTCTAGTTATTTGACTATATGGTTGTTGAGGATATGTTTGATTTCCCATTGGCAAAAAAGATACTGCTTTTAATTGACCTTCGTACATATGAAGTGCTGGAGCAACATGTTTTGTTTCAGATTCTTTGTCAAATGACAAAGTTACTGATACTCCATTATCAGACCAATATTTTTGAGCGGTAGCAGCCAAGCCAATCTTTTCAAAAAGACTTACATCTTTCTCGGAACGAGGATGTCCAGATGCTACTGGGAAATATACTACTGATGTGTTTGCTGATACTAGATCTGCTTCAATTTTATACCCTGCTGCTTTAAATAAATGCATCATTGGATCTGTATTGCCAAACCTTATAGCACGAAGATAAAATGCTCCTCCAGGACCCCAATGAACTCCTGGTGTTGCACCAGATAATAGTGAAACAGATCCTGAAGGTTTGACGGTAGTTACACGAATTGATTCACGTACACATAGCCATTCTGAATAACTATGATCATATGAACGAATCTTTTGATACCCTTCGTCCATCCACTCACGAACTGCTGGCATTCCTTTAGTATCTGCAAAAGATGCAATACCAGTTAAAGATGTTCCAATGCGACGATTACGTTGCATAATTCCATTTGTGGTTTGCCAATGTGTTGGCATAAGAGTTACAGTCTTTCCATATAGATATGCAAACTTTAATGTACGTAAAAAGTCTTCTTTATCTTCATGGCGATTAAGATGAACTTCTACAAGAGTACAAAGTTCATAAGATTCTAAAGGTTGCTCTGCACATGGATTAAATCCCATAACACGAGAATCTTTATAATCTGGAGCATCTGCTAAACGACCATGATTTCTTGCAACATCTAGCCAAATAAAACCTGGCTCTCCATTGTCTGCAATTAAATCAACATAGTCTTCATATTTTGTTCCAACTTGTGCTGAAATAGAATTATTAGACATCCAAGCCCATCCAGGATTTTTTGAATCAAATGAATTACGATCTGGAAAAACCTCTGCATTTTTTAAATTAATAAAATCTTTATCTCCAGCATTTCCTAAAGCAAGGGTAGCGGAACGACGAACATTTCCAGATACAACACATGTACCAATAAGGTTTACAATGTCTACTATTGCACGAGAATCAAGTGTTTCTCCTGCTCTACCGCCGATTACAGTATTTATCCTACTATGTAGTGCTATAAGTGGTGCTGGACCACTAGCAACCCCTCCAAAGCCTTTTATTGGGGCACCTAGGGGACGGATAAGGTCATAACTAAACTTCTGTATAGCCTGATTAGGTCTTAAATAAGAATTTAAAAGCATTCTAACTGAATCAACCCAACCCTCACGAGTATCTGGTATCTCCCATACATTTTCTGGTTCTGTTGGAGCGCAAATAGCAATATCTTTATCTTGACCAACGGTATCAAAACCTACGCCAATACCTAACATTAATGCATCCATTACCCATGCAAATAAAGCACCTGGATCATTTCTATCAATATCACGAGTAGAGACCATTGCACAATTTTGTAGGGAGGCAGAGTTACGCTTCTCCATAGTCATAGGGGTTCCAAATGCCCATAGACCACGACCTGGTGGAGTCCATTTTAAATTAAACATGCGGTCATACGCCTCTTGAGCAGACTTTTGAGCCTTATTATCATTCCAAGGTAGTCTGTTATCTTTAGCGTGGTTTTTTTGTACTGAGTACATTCCTTCAATTACCCGCTTGCAAACCTCATGCCATCTTTCTTTTGTACCATCTTCTTTCATACGAGAGTATGTACGTATAAAAGTAATTTCGCCCAATGAGTTAGAGCCTGCGTCTGTAAAACCAAATGGCGCTGAAACTCCAACATACTTACTTACGAATTCATCTGATAAACGAAAAGAAAAGATATCCGACATTGATTTTTCCAACTTTCTATTAAAAAATATTATTAGCGCTTTGCTAATTGCAAAGTACTCCTAGTATATCATAAAATTAAAATAAAAAATTACGCACAAACAATAAACTAAATGTTTACTTTAGGGTTAAGTACTTTTATTTTTAAAAAGTACTATTAAATAAATGCACCCATGATTATCATATTTAAATCTGCTCCTCCGCCAGCAGCATCTGCCCATATAACACCATCTGCTTGTGATGAATCTGCAGTTAAAACTTTACCATTTGTTCCCACTGTTTTTGTAGCAAAAGTGCCATTTGCTGTACCAATAAGTAATGTTCCTTTTGCAGTAAAATCTGCTGTTGACAATAGTGTGCCAGTAGCATCTGGAAGAGTAATAGTTCTATCAGCAGTTGGGTCTGCAACTGTTAAAACTGTTTCAAATTCATTATTTGTTGCACCTTCAAAAGTAATAAAGTGTGAATCTGGAAGATAAATACCATGAATACGTGGAGTTCCACCAGTAGCAGTAAACTCTCCTCCATTAATTGTTGGAGTGGTTAGAGTCTTATTTGTAAGTGTTTCTGTTCCTGCAAGTGTTGCAAGATCTGCATCAGTAACTGCACTATTTAGTTGGGCAAGAGTTGAAGTAACTGTATTTGAACCAAGTGAAATTGACTTGTTTGTAAGTGTTTCTGTTTTTGAGGCAGTTGACTTATCGTCTAATTGAGTTTGAATTGCTGAAGTTACTCCATCTACATAGTTTAACTCTGTAGCGGTAGCAGTTACTGCAACATCTTCATTAATCTTAGGGCTTGTTAAAGTTTTATTTGTAAGTGTATTTGTTGATGATGGCGTTACTGTAATATCACTTGTAAGCGCTACCGTTCCTGTTGAGTCTGGAAGGGTGATCGTTCTATCGGCAGTTGGATCGGTAATTGTGAGGGTAGTCTCAAAATCATTTGCTGTACCTTCAAAAACAAAAGCATTTGAAACATTTACAGTTGTAGAGTTTACAGTTGTAGTAGTTCCATTAACCGTTAAATCTCCTGAAAGTGTTAGTGCTGCTGCATTAACAGTACCAGTAAATGTAGGATTTGCAAGGTTAGCCTTTAGATCAAGTGCTGTTTGTGTAGCAGTTGAAACTGGTTTATTTGCATCTGATGTATTATCTACGTTTGCAAGACCAATATCTGTTTTTGTAATTCCAGTAGGGGTGTTAATTACTGGAGAAGTTAAAGTTTTATTTGTAAGAGTTTCTGTCCCCGCAAGTGTGGCTACATCGGCATCACTAATTGCAGTATTTAGTTGTGCAAGAGTTGAAGTAACTGTGTTTGAGCCAAGTGAAATTGATTTATTTGAAAGTGTATTTGTTGATGATGCTGTTACTGTAATGTCGGTTGTAAGTGCTACAGTTCCAGTAGCATCTGGGAATGTAATTGTTCTGTCTGCGGTAGGATCTGTAACAGCCAAAGTAGTTTCGTGGTCATTTGCTGTGCCTTCAAAAATAATTGAAGCGGGAGCAAGAATGTTTTTACTAGCATCAAGTTCTGCTACTCCATTAATTGCACTTTTATCAGTATCTAAAACATAAGAACCAAGACTTGTTGAAAGACTTGCAGCATCTACAAGATATTCTAAATCAGCCCAAACACTTGAACCATCACCAACCTTAATTGCTCCAAGTGTGATGTTATATCCAATCTCTCCTTCATTTAGAATTGGATTTGCTGTATTCCAATCAGAGGTGCTACCTCTACGAACTTGAATTCTAGTTGCCATTAGTAAACCTCCAGTATGTTAATCATTATATCAGTTTTCATGCTGCCGTTCCCCCATCAATTATGCTAGCAAAAGAAACTGTTGCTGGAGTACCACCATCTAGGTTTTCCCAAATAAATGCTGGAAGGGTAACTCCATTGCCATTATATGGGTAAGTATCTTTTAAAAATCCACCTTCGTCATGGTTGTGGTCTACAACTGTTTGTGTATCATCATAATTTGCAAGAGCGTTCCATTCAGAACTATAGTAATAATAAATTTTTGATGTATTAGTATTTAAATGCATTGCTCCATTTGATGGATTACCTGGAAAAGAACTTCCAACGGTAATTGAACTTCCTGTAAATGCTGTAGTTTGTACAGAGTTATCAGGGAAAGTGACTCCAGAGGCAAGTTTAAGTCCTTGTTTTACAACAAAGTCTTTATTATTAGTTGCCACTGAAGTTCACTGTCCCTTCAGTCCACATTACGCTTCAATAAGCGTTTTGTGAACCTTTACTGTTGTACCATCTGATGCTGTCACCTTTAGCCGAACATTTCCACCTGAATAATCTGCATCTGTTGTTCCAATAACAGCGTTGCTAACTACATCAGCATATTCTGTAATATAAACGTCGTTTGCTCCATTGACAGTTACTAAAACTTCTAGAACTTCAATGTCACCTCCATTAACCATTTGTACAATATATTTTGCTGATCTATATGTGGTTGCTGACCAAGAGTCTATAACTGTTGCATTTCCATCTGTAAGTGCTTGTGTAGCAGTTCCAATAAGAGCGTCTGTAAGAGTTACAGAGGCTGCAGTTAGTGAACCTGATAGACTAAGTGATGTACCAGTTGCTGCTCCAATTACTGGAGTAACAAGTGTTGGTGTATTAGCAAATACTAGAGCGCCAGATCCTGTTTCATCAGTTACTGTTGCTGCAAGATTTGCAGATGATGGATTTCCAAGGAATGTTGCAATTCCTGTTCCGAAGGATGTAATTCCTGTACCACCGTTTGCTACTGCAATCGTTGATCCTGTCCAAGTACCTGCTGTAATTGTTCCTACTGTAGTGATGCTGTCATCACCAGAGTATGTTCCACCAGCAACTGCTGCTAATGTTGCATTGTATGCTTGAACATCTGAACCAATTGCTAGACCAAGTGCAGTACGAGCATCTCCTGCTGTTGCTCCACCAGTACCACCATTAGCAATTGGAAGAGTTCCAGTTACACCAGTAGTTAAAGGTAATCCAGTTACGTTTGTCATTGTTCCAGATGCTGGGGTGCCAAGTGCTGGACTTGTTAATGTTGGTGATGTTAATGTCTTGTTTGTAAGAGTTTCTGTTACATCTTTAAGTGATGTTCCATTAACCTTGAATTCTTTTCCTGAAGCAAGGTTAACATGCTCAGAGAATGTCCATGCATCAGTTGCATCTACCCAGTTAATGGTCTTGTCTGTAGCACCCTTAAGAGTGATACCTCCACCGTCAGCGCCTGCATCTGATGGAGTTGCTACTGCACCAAGAACAAGGTTCTTATCATCAATTGTGATTTCTGTTGAGTTAATTGTAGTTGTTGTACCATTAACTGTTAGGTCCCCTGAAAGAACCAAAGATGTACCAGTTGCAGCACCAATGTTTGGTGTTATAAGTGTTGGGGTATCAGCAAAAACAAGTCCGCCAGTACCAGTCTCATCAGAGATTACTGTACGAAGTTCTGCTGAAGTAGTTGCTGCAAAAACATCTAACTTATTATTTGTAAGAGCAACAGTACCTGTAGCATCTGGCAAAGTAATAGTGCGATCTCCTGTAGGGTTTGTTACTGTAAGTGTTGTTTCATGATCATCTGCTGATGAACCTTCAAAAACAATGCTTGAGTCGTTAAGTGTAAGACCAGTTACTACTGGGCTTGTAAGTGTTTTATTTGTAAGGGTCTGTGTGTCAGTTGTTCCAACTACTGAACCAGTTACACCGTGCACCCCTGTTGAAGCGCCTGTGTGAGTTGTAAGGTCTGATGCTGAAGCCTTGTTTGAAAGATCAGTAGTAAGACCTGAAATCTTAGACTGTGCTATTGCTGCTGATGCACTAATATCACCGTCAACAATTGTTCCATCTGCAATCATAGCGGATGTAACTGTTCCTGAATCACCAGTTGTAATTACAGTACCAGATACATCTGGCAAAGTAATGGTGCGATCTGCTGTTGGATTAGTTACTGTTAAAGTTGTTTCATTATTATTGTCAGTAGATCCTTCAAAAACTACTGAAGAATCTGAAAGATATAAACCTGAGATCGTTGGGCTTGTAATTGTCTTGTTTGTAAGAGTCTGTGTTCCAGTTTCAGTTACCATTCCTGCTACTGAAGGAATGTCTGCTGTAAATGCTACAGTACCACTCTCATCTTTAAATGTTATTGTACGATCTGCTGTAGGATCTGTTACAGCAATTGTTGTTTCAAATTCATTATCTGTTGTACCTTCAAATATAATGCTTGATGCAAAATTACCAACTGCTGCTGGTGCTGCGTAGGCTAACCCTGTTGCGGTTGAACTGTCTACTGTTAAAACATGTCCATTGGTTGCACCAACGGCTAATCTAGCAAGTGCATTATCTGCAGTTCCAACTAGTAAATCACCTTTTGCATCTACTATTTTTTTTGTTAATACATCATGTCCTTCGACGGTAGCCATAGCCCCGTCAACAATTAAGCCATTTTTAATTCTAAAGGCTTTATCTACTGTTGCCATTGTGTTGCTCCTTTGGTGTTATGCTTTTAAACCAGTTCGATAGTATCGAATAGTTATCGGCGATAGTACGGGGGTTACCGTCATACTTATTATACCAGAATTTAAATTAGCAGTGATATTTCCAATAGCATTTGTTGTATTGGATACCGTGCCAAACTCTGTTATATTTTGATTTGTTCCATCAAAAACTAGGTTGATTTCTGTGCTCTTGTATACGCTTGTAGATGGGTGTGATACCTGAATAAGATACTTTATGGTTCTAAATATAGTTGTATCAATTGTGTCAAATACTGTGGCTGTTTCAATACCAGTTATTGTTGCTGAGTTATTTCCATCTCCACCCAGTGCTTCTGCACGGTATGAAGTGGTATCAATTAAATCTGTAAAGTCTTGTCCAGTAGGTCTGTCTCCAGACTCAAATTTTGTTTTTAACGTAGCAATCGGGACTATAGCCATATAAGTGATTATATCATAAAATATAAAAAGTACTGCCAATGACGGCTATGCCAATGCCTGGGGCATTGTTATTAGAAAGACCAGGGTATGGCAAATTTTTAAACCTAACCTTAAAAGGATAGATTCCTTTAATTGATACATAAGATTGTTTAGTTGGTGTTACCGATACATTAAGTTTATCTATTGTTGTAATACTTTTAACTGGCATGACTTAACTTCCTTGTGGACCAGTGACATCTTCAATTACTGTTACAGATCCTTTGCATACCGTCCAAGTTCTAATTCCATCATCTAGTTGAATATCAAAAATATCTCCTGTTTCAAGATCTTCAGACTCTCCAGAAGAAAGTGAAACTGTAAATTCTCCATCATTATCATCTGCTGTGGCTTCTGGAGTTAATGAAACAATTACTGGATAAGTTACTACGTTGTTATTAGTAGTTTTTCTGGCAATGTCCATTGAAATATCCCATTCAGAAATTGTTAATGGGTTACGATTTTCATCTGTAACATAAACCCTAAATGCTGAGGTATCTCCACGAACTAATGTCCATAAAACTGTTGGTGGTGCGGATCCAATAGAAAATGAATCTGTGCCTTGTGTTCTATATGATGTCATAATTAACTATTATAGCATGATCTATGTTATTTTTAATATATCTATTAAAACTTGACTTAAAGTCTAAATTAGTGTTATAATTAGTATACGCTACCGAAAGGTAGCGATCTTGCTCTAGGAGGTACTTTACAATGAGAGACAGGAATAAAGGTATGTGGTTGGGAGTATTAGCATTACTTGGTCTTTTTGCACCATTTTTAAATGCCGCTAATGCTATTGAAAATAAAACTCTAATAAAACCCACCGTAGAAACTTCAGAACCCCCTAAAGGGGTTTTTTTGGTTTCTAAGGAAAAAATATTAGAAAAATATAAAAATGTCCATAACTTAACAGATGGACAGTTGGTTGATCTATTAGGGGCTATAGGCTTCAAAGGAAATGCTTTACGATCTGCATGTGCAGTTGCTAAAGCAGAGTCCAATGGAAGACCTTTTGCTTTTAATGGCAACATAAAAACTGGAGACTCTTCATATGGGATTTTTCAAATCAATATGATTGGTGAATTAGGTCCAGATCGTAGAGAAAAGTTTGAACTAGATTCAAACGCTGAGTTGTTTAACCCAGTAACTAATGCACAAGTGGCGCACTATATGACCAAGGGCGGAAAAGACTGGTCATCATGGAGTTCCGTAAATGGAACACGGTATCAGGAATGGTACAATAAATATCCATGTAAAGCATAACGTTTAATAAATAAAAATCCCCCTTGGCTTATGCCTTGGGGGTATTTTTTTATGCTGTAACTTTATCTAAAAACTCAATCCACTCAAACTTGCGATTATCCCAAGAGTAATAATCATTAAATCTGTCTGATTGAACTTTTAATTGCTCTTGAGTTTTATTTTCCCAATATTCATCAATAGATTTATTTAATGTTTCTGCATATTGTTTAACCATTAGATCTCTTGTTTTTTGTATTGGAACTAATTTACCAAATCCTAGGCTAGTCTCTGGAAGTGCGCCTAGGTTTGTTGAAACTATACTGCATCCTGCTGCTGCTGCTTCAATCATAGCAAGACAAGATGTTTCTGCAAAGGAACTAGGGTATGCAAAAATATTAATATCCTTAAGAGCCTCTTTAATTTCTTCATTTGTCTTGTAATCAAATAAATTCATACCTTTTGTATTTTTAACATTTTCTAAAAGGTAATCATATTTATGTCCCTCAAAATCATAAAATCCATCTCCATATATTTTATTTGATGAGTAGACGTCTACCTCAATATCATCTCTATCTAATAATTTTATTACGTCAGTTAGGATGTCTAGCCCACGCCAAGGAGTTGAAGTATATGCAAGTTTTATTTTTTCTTGCTTTTGTCTTTTTTTATATTCAATTGGCTCTATTGCATTTTTAATTACATACCCATTATTAAAGGTATGAAAAAATCTTTGCCTATATGTTTCATATTGCCAATCAGAAATATAAACAAAAGCATCTACTGAATCAACAAAATTCTTACTTTGCATATTGACAACAACATCTTGATCATAACTTTGATGCTGCCATATAATATTTTTTTTATCTTTTTTAAACATATCTGGATGACAAACTGATGGAATAACATTTACATCATATTTATCTAAATCTACATACTTTTGCAGACCCTCAACCAGAATTTCTGTTCCACCCTTTGGATTCAAAATCTACCCCTTTAAAATATTATGGCTGTTGGTTAATAAAATGAGTTGCCCATTCTTCAGCCTGCTCAGCAGTCCATGCTGTTCCGTCTGGAAAATGTGGCTGTAAAAAGAATGGAGCATCATCTTCATTTGGATTTGCATCACTCCATACTCTAACAGCATTATTCTCATCTATCTCATAACGATAGTCGCCTATTTGTGTCATGGTTTTGGTCCTTCCCAAGTTAGTTTCATCATTTTATGATGTGTTACACGAACGGTGGGGTTAAACCAAATCTTATAACCCTTTTCCATTACACGTTCACACCAAGACATATCTTCACCCATCATCATAAATGGAAATTCTTTACCATTATCTGGATCAGTCCAAACAACCTGTGTTGATTGGAACCAAGGTCGTGTTAAAGACTCAAACACTCCTTGCTTTACACATACAAATCCAAATCCTATAGCCTGTACTTCTGTTAACTCTGACATCTCTAAGACTTGCTCATAAACATATCCTGCTTTTAGTCTTTCTGGATATGCGGTAACCTCTCCTGTAGCAAGAAGGTAGGCTCCAGAAACAATGTCTTCTTTTGCATCATATAGTTTTAAAAAGTCTTCTGGTGTCCAAGCAATATCAGAATCGATCCACATTAATTTATCATATGTGAACTTTCCTTTAAATGGACGAACCTCTGCGATATCATTTTGCATATCTCCGTTTAACGTTATTTCTCTTGCATCTCCGACATGTGATGAAAATTCATTAGAAAATGCCCAAGAAATTCCACGTCTATTTAATTCTTCTATTGTTTGTAACAAACACTTTACATAACTTCCCATAAGTGAATGACCTGGAGTACAGATAACAACATTAATATGTGGAACTATAGTTTTTTGTACTGTTTCAACAGACTCTTTAGTATGCTCTACCTTACTATCATCTATCATTTTGTCAGGCAACTTAACATTTTCTATAACTTCATGGCTATCTAGACCATTATCAACCATTTTACTACCCCCGTTTTTATAAGTTTACTAGATTTGTTGCATAAAGTGATAAATATGCTGGAGAAATTGTACCACTTGTGCTAGATCCTGATACTAGTGTACCATATTGAATAGAGGTTGGCTTACTCTTAGTAGTAATGAGTTCTGTATTAGAATCATACACTGTCCAATAAGATTGGAAGGTATTAGCAACAGGAATTGAAGAAACGCTCCATCCAGTTAAAGGATTTCCATAAGCATATGTGGTATTACCAGTAACAAAGAAGTTTCCAGTAGTTCCATCTGGCTCTATTTTATTTACAGTTGAAATTCCTGTAATATTTTGACCTTGTGTCCAAGTAACACCTGTGCTTGAAGCATAGAATGACTTTCCATCACTACCAACTAGCACCCATCTTGAATTTGTTGAATCATATGCCATTACTGTATTTGAAGTTCCACCAAAAAGAATTAATGAGTATGATGAGAAGTTTGTAGTCTTATATAGTTTTCCAACTACTCCACCAGATACTAGATAGAACCCATTACCCGCTGCCCAATACCAAGGATTTACAGAGGTTGAAAATGGATTTGCTACTGTTGACCAAGATACTGCACTAGAAGGGCTTCTTGCAATTAATGCAGCACCACCACCTACTGTAGCCCAAGCAATATATTGGCTACTTACCATTTGTGCTCTTTGTGCACGAGTTACGTTTGCTAATGGAGCAATTTCAACAACATCCCAAGTTACACCATCTGTAGAGTATCTAGAGTATTGTCCTTGACCGACACTTCGACTACTTCCATTTCCGCCAGTATCTACTGCAAATAGATTTCCTCCAGTTGTCCAAATTACTCTTGACAATCCATCAGCACCGTAAGAAGAGTCTGTTGGTTGCCAATAACTAGTTGTTGTAGCCCTAACCGTTGGTACTGTCCAGGTTAGTCCATCTGTAGAGCGTATTGGATACCAAACTCCTGCACTACCCAATGACTTTGTATATCCAACAAGACCTACATAATTTGTTGATGTTTTTACAACATCTTGAATTTCAACTATAGTTGGAGGAGTTACAGTTCTAGTAGTCCATGTTATACCATCGGTAGAAACTGCTGCTGCTGAATCTTGTCCAGCAATCATCCATACTTCTGGAACAAATTCTTCTGCTAAATAAACTGATGGAGTCATTACATAAATATCTTTTCCACCCATATTACTTGTTCTACTTGTCCAAGTAATACCATCTGTTGATGTTGCTAAGTATCCGCCTCCACCTCCAGCAATAAATACTGAAGCATTGTGGCTTAGTGCCCAAATTGTTGATGTTCCAAATCCAGAGGTAACTGTTGACCAAGTGGTTCCATCTGTAGATCTTGACATCTTGCCATTGTCTCCACCAGCAAGCCAGATGCCATCACCATAAGTTACACAATGAATATCATCAAAATCAAATTGAGATGTAGTAACTTGTGTCCATGATGTATTTGTTGTTGCTTTTGCTATTCTACCAAAATCTCCTACTGCAATAGCATATCCTGCTTGTGCTGAGTAAGCCATATCTCTAACAGTTGGAATATCGTTGCTAGGAGAAAATAAAATTTTCACTGCAGTACTTGGGTTATTCCAAGTAGAACTTTGCATATATTGACCATTATAGGTATCGTTCGTTGTGGCATTACCAGTCTGTGCATAATTTATTTGTCCCCACATTATATATCGTGATCCAGCAGACATATTAGGGAAGTATGTTACTCCAATTGGTGCATTTGAATCATATCTCATTGGAGAAGTTGTATACCAAGCATTTGTTGTATAGTTAGGACTTGATGTTTGTTGTAAAGAATCTGTTAATTCTCTAAAAAATCCACCATATGTTGGTGTTGCAAAATAATAATTATTTCCATAATATCCAGAAACTCTAGTTTCTCTATTGTTATGCCATGCTGAATATGAAGCAGTATAGTAATAATCATTGCCACGAGTACTTGTCCATGTTATACCGTCTGTAGATTGGAAGTAATATGTTGGATTTGATGCATTATCAATAACTGGAGCAAAAAATCCTTCTGGTCCATATCCCATACCAACAATTGATCTGCTTGTTGCTGTATAGTTTGTTGAACTAGTACTCCATGTTATGCCATCTGTAGAGTATCTAATATGAGCACCATATCCACCAGCAACATAAACTCCAGCACCCCAAGCAATACCAGAAATTCTTGAAGACATGTTGCTTGTTCTACTTGTCCAAGTATTTCCATCAGTAGATGTTGCTATAACTCCAGAATCCATACCAATTACATATTTATTTGTTGGAGTACTTGAATATGCCATTGTGAATTTATTATTACTTGGCATAGTTCCT